AAGACTACTCCTGCTATTTTGTCTACAAGGAAAGCCACAAGATGGATTCAAAGGAATTTGCCCGTCTTGTGGACGGCGCAATCGAAGAAGCCAAGGAACTGGGCATCCAGACGGATACCCCGGAACAGTTGGCTCGATACAAAGAAGAATGGTCCAAATGACCAGAAAGAGGTGATGTTCAATGCTGAATAGCTGCAATTTTCAGGGTAGGCTTGCTGCTGATCCTGAACTTCGGACCACACAAAGCGGCATTTCGGTCACGAGCTTTCGCATGGCTGTTGACCGCAGCAAGGCAGACGAGGATGGCAACCGTCAGGTTGATTGGCTCAGCTTTACAGCGTGGCGCAATACCGCAGAGTTCATCTGCAAATACTTCAGCAAGGGCAGCCAGATGGTAGTTGAAAGCCACTGCCAGACCCGCAAATATCAGGACAAGAACGGCGAAGACCGTATTGCAACGGAGTTCATCGTGGATAAGGCTCACTTCTGCGGCCCCAAACAGAGCAGTCGACAGGAACCCGTGGATGACGGCGGTACGAACCCGCCGTCATCCACGTATCGGAGTCAACAGCCGCAGCAGCCCCAGCAGATGGGATTTTCCACCCAGAGCCAGCGGCAGCAGTGGCAGGGCGCAGAAGCTGCTCCCGAAGCTGTACAGCCCAGTTACTCGCAGGGTAATGCCGATGATTTCTCCGAAATCGATGACACGGATGACTTGCCGTTCTAAGGAGGTCTGCTGATGGCGACTGGCAAACGATACTACTGGATAAAACTCAAGGATAGCTTCATGTCCTCAGACGAGATTGACTATCTTATGAGCCAGCCGGACGGTGCCAACTATGTTGTTCTCTATCAGATGCTCTGTCTCAAGACCATCAACACGGACGGTTGTCTGGTTTCCAAAATCGGCGAAATGCTCATTCCGTATGATGCCGAAAAAATTCAACGGGAGTGCAAATGGTTTCCTCTGTCAACTGTCCGTTTGGCCTTGAGCGTCTATAAGCAAATCGGCCTGATTTTTGAAAACCCTGACGGAACGCTGTCGATTTCTGATTATCAGAACATGATTGGCAGCGAAACCGACTGGGCGGCAAAAAATCGCAAAATTCGTAGTAATGCTGCGAATAGGGAGCTACAGGCCGGACACGGCACTGGACACGCAACTGGACACAATGTGTCCACTGGTGGTGGAGAAAATGTCCCTACAGAGAAAGAGATAGATAAAGATATAGAGATAGAGAACAGAGAAAGAGTAAGAGATAACGGTAGTCCGGCTGTCGATGCCGGACTGGCAGAGATCATCAGCTCTTACGAGGAGAACATCGGCAGCTTCCCACCGGCTGCAAGGGATGCCCTGATGAGCTGGCGGGAGATTTTCGCGGATGACCTCATTCTGCTGGCCATCAAAAAAGCTGCTCTGTCCGGCGTTCGCAAGTGGAACTACATCAACGGCATTTTGAAGTCATGGAAAAACGAGGGCGTGAAAACCCTTGGTGATGTGCAAGCCCGCGACCAGCGGCGTAAACCCCCGGCGGGTCAGCAGCCAAAGCGTTCTGCTGCCGATGACTACGATGAAATTTTCGGAGAACTTTTAGGAGGCTCGACAACATGACCGATATGAAATTGCGTGAGCTGCTGGTGGTGATCGATGACCACTACGGCCGTGCCCGCAGCTTGGAGGAGCGCAGGGCTGACACGCAAATCTACATCCGGGCGTTTGGCACCATCCCGGACGAGATTGTGGAAAAAGCTCTGTATACGGCATTTACACAGTGCAGATTCCAGAACCAGCTGATTGTGGACTGGTATGCTGAAATCAAAAAGCTGCTGTCAG